ACGGACGCGCCAGATACGGAACGCCCGAAGTCAGCGTGCCCGTCGCATTCTTTCTGAGTTCAGGGATTTGCACCGAGCGATAGATACGCTCCTCGGCCTGCTTAACGAACATAGGGATATTAGCGACGAACGATGTCTCGGTCGTCTCTAGGTAATCCTGCAGTGCCTGAGTGAGTTCAGCGTAGTTCATCTATCAGCCCTTATAATTCCCGCCCTTAGTAGCTGCACCCATACCCCGGCACTTACCTCCCATAGCCATGCGAGATTCTTTCTTCTCCATGGACATGGATTCCTTGCCCTCGTGCTTCATCATGGCAGCCTTGGACTTGTACATCTCTTTTCCACCGTACTCGGAGATTTTGCCACCCTTGGCCATCTTACCGATGCCGTCAGCGGCGAAAGCGGGAACTTTCTTGCCCCCCTTTTCCACCATCTTCAGCTTACCACCCATGGCTTTTTTCTGTACTTGGCTTGCTGCACGGCGGGCTTCAACATCGGCTTTGTTCTTATCAAAGTTCTGAATGCCCTTCTTCGTGGTGCTTTCGGGCGCCGATTTACCATCAGTACCACCATCCATAAACTTCAGTGCCAGATTGACTAACTCCAATCTTTTAAGGTCGCCGCTCTTCGAGCTCAAACCTGCTGGGCGTGGCGGTGGAGCCTTGCTCTTCGAGCTCAAACCTGCCGGGCGTGGTGGTGGAGCCTTGCTTTGCGGAGTCAAACCTGCTGGGCGTGGTGGTGGAGCCTTACTCTGCCGAGTCAGACCTGCGGGCCGTGGTGGTGGAGCTTTGTCCTGCCGGGCTACGGGATCAGACGGGCCTCGCGCAATCTGGTATTCTGGGCTTACTCCTACACCGCGGCGCTTTGCGCGCATAGCGTCCAAGTCGGTGCTTGAGAGTTTAGGAGTGGCAATGCCCGCCGCGCGGGCCGGTTTAGGTTTATCGACCATTTTATGCTCCGTTTGTTGTGACAACCGTCACGGTTCCAACTGATCCTACCATATCCTGTATGGGGTTCCAAACAGGATTCCATCCGAACAGGCCGTTGCCCGGCGCGTAGTCTGGGCGTGGGTCTCGCAGCGACTGCGGGTCGTTGATCTTTACACGACCGAGGAAGTTCTGTGGCTGATCCGGGTCGACAATATCTTTACCGACACGGAATCCAGTCTTCTTGCCGTTTTGGATTTCCCATACGAGATCGCCCAGCTTGTAGCGGAAACCGCTCTTATCGCAGATACCAAAGGCGTGTTTACCACGTGCATATGCCGGCATGATTCACCCAAACATCATAGTGTCAAAGGGTACGAAATTTACAGAAGAACGGTCGCGGTCTTCACCCGCAGCCAGCTCAAACTGCTCGTCGTATATCTGCTTTAGCGGGAGGACACGCGGTAGCGCTTCGGGCTTCTTCATGGCGATGTAGTAGGCCAGACCTGAAACGAGTGCGGGTACAAAGCGCGGTGGGACAGAAACTGTTTCCCCACCAATACCAGACGCCAGACCATCAATGCCCTTCAGTCGGTAGTAAAACAGCGTGTAGTTCTGCGAGTTGTCCGGTGTGGGCCACAATGTGACCGTCGTGCTAGTCGGGAGCCGCTGCACGAATATCTGCGTAGGTCGACCGGTGATCTGCTTGTTCGTCTGCTGCGCATAAGTTGATACAGATATGCGCTCTAGCTTGGTATCTACCTGTGATGTACCTGTGCCGGTACGCAGCTGGTGTTCGATGATGTCGATGGTATCGGCCGGAAGCGTATACACCGTGGTTCCCGCGGTCAGTGCGAGCGTACCAGCTTCGATGGTGAACAGGTTCAAACCTTTGTTGGCCCACTCTAGCGTGAGCAGGTTCAAACTGCGGCGTGCAGTCTTTAGGTCGTAGCCAGAGCGCATTTCCAAACCAGCCCGCTCGAAGGCTTCCTCGAAGAGTTCCGGTAGGTCTGGCACAACGACGGACATGGCTATTTCCTAAATTTGGCGGTCTTAGCCGCTATCTTCTTCGGTTGTGCCACAAATTGCTTGCCTTTGCGAGTACCTTCGCGTTTGGCACGTGTGGTGGCGGCATACTCGGCGTCGCTTAGCGACTCGCGGGCCTTCTTGGGTAGGTAGCGCTCGCCGGTCTCACCGGAAGGTTTACCGCTTTTGGTGCCCCAAGATTCCTTCGTCCACTTTGACATGGACTTTTGCGCAGCAGTCTTTTCGCCAGAGTATCCGCCACCCTTTTCTTTGTAGATTTTACCAGCGAGCTGCATGGCACGGGCGGAATGCTTTCCGCCCATCTTAGCCTTGGCTTGCGCCTTGGACTGTTCCCATAACTTCTCGTTAGTACGTCCCATGGCTCACTTAAACCCCTTGGAGCATTTGCCTGCGGCCGAGCAGCTGCCCGGATTCCCGCACTGACGGCACGGTACAAACTGCGTTGTCGCAACAACGCCGGTCACGTACACTTCGGTGTTTTCTACCGCTGGCGCAGGCGCCTTGGTTGTTGGCTTTCTGCTCATTTCATCGTACCCTTGGTCTTGCCCTTCATGCAGCAGCCATCGCCGCGGCTGGCCATACCACCTTTGGCGTAACCCTTGACTGCGCCGCCCTTTTTCATGCCTGCTGCTCGGCGATTAAGCATCGCCTCCATCATACCTGCTTGGGGCGTACCGGGGGCCACTCGCGTCATTCCACCCAGACCCATACCGGGGCCACCCGCAGGTGGGCGAGGCATTCCACCCGGGCCCATGCTAGGGGGCATACCGGGGCGACCCATACCGGGGCCACCGGGACGAGGGGGCATAACCGCCGGGCGCCGAGCGCCATCAGCCATACCGCCCATCATCATCTTTTTGACCTTCTTCGACTTCGGGGCGGTAGAAATCTCTTTGCCCATACTTCCACGGTTCATCATTTCTTCGTACCTTTCTTGGCTACGCCCTTGATAGAGCCTTTGTTTTCGGCGGCATAGAAGACTCTATCTCCGCGATCCTTGCCATAGGTCTTCTCCATGGCTTTCTTGATCTTCTTACCCTTGGCTGTCAGTGGCATGTCAGCAATTCCATGCGCGCAGTGAGAGCGCCTTACGTGTCGGTTTACCCTTTTCGTCTTTCATGGGGCCGGGCATGCCACTCATGCGGGCGCAGAACGACTTGCGCCGTGCTGCGTCTTTCTTGTTCTTCGGATTTGGGGCCGGCGGCTTAAGGTTCATACCTTGAGCCTTGGCGGACGCCCGCCCTTTTGCATTTAGGCCCCCTTTCGGGTCTTTGCCTTCCTTGCGAGTCCACGCGGGCGTCTTTGCCATGCTATCACCCGTAATATACGTTTATGGAATCCAAGTTACTCGCATAAACATAGATACCGATATTGGCTAACATCCCATTGCCCGGGATAGAAAACCCGTTAAAAAACACGTCAGTAGAAGACGTATGGTATGTCGAAAGCCACTGCGCAGTATAGCCCCTTTGCGTGCCGCTAACGTATCTGCACACGGTAGAGGTAGCAATCGTACCGCTATTGATGTCGGTCAGGGTGAACGTGTCTGTGCCCGTGACTGTGATCTCATAGCTCCCCGGAGTGGCGATTACCCCGCTGGCCTCTTCAAAAGAGATACCAACGGTGTTGCCGGTCTTTAGGCCATGAGCAGACTTGGTAACGGTAACTACATCCCCACTACGGCCATAAGTGGCAGCCGTTGGAGCCACAGCAGTGTCCCAAAGTTCAAGTAAACCACCTGCAGTGCCGTCGCCTACAACATCAAACGCTTTTACGCGTGCTCGAGACTTGACGATGAAACCACTACTATGTAGATGGCCACTCCGTACATCAGTATCATCCATCTAAGCCTCCTATTAGGCGTCGTAGCCAAAGATTTCGATCAGCAGGCGACCAGCGGTGTAGGCTGCGTTTGAAGTGCCATTACCAACGAGGTACAGATACTGATTCGCGGCAATCTCGGTACCAAATGCGGTCGTGCCTAGGGCCAAAGTACCCGAGTTTACGATCTGGGTTTCAGTCAGCGTAGAGATTGCGACGTCTTCTACGCCCGTGCCCTCGGTAGCGGAGTACAGGTCAATGTCCGTGTCGCCGCCAGCTGGGAGCTCGTAGCAGGTCATCTTAACGCCAAAAACCGTACCATTGTCGGCTGTAGTGATCTGGGCGATGAATGCTGGGTTAGCCCCTGCAACACCAATGATGTCGCCCGCAGTACCGCCGGAGCTCAGTCCGGTAAGGTCGATCATAATCGAGGTGGTCACAATGCCATTATTGCGAGCTACAGAGGTCTCGTAGACCGTACCCGTACCTGCGGTGATGCCAACGCCTGCTGGGTTTGCGATGCTGAAACCAAACGAACCAGTAATGGTCTCGGTGCCGGTTGTAGCGTTAACGGAGAGGGTCTGGAAGCCGTTCTGCGAACGTACTGGGCCAGAGAAAGTCGTATTTGCCATGGTATTACCCCTTGCACAAGGTTTAGCCACGCCGTCTGTGCAACGTCAGGTTGGGCTTCCTGTCTGCGTGGCCGATGATGCCCTGATACGATAATACACTATCTTTTGACGCTAGTCGAGCCTGTTACTTTTGGCGCTGTTTTCTATATGCGTGAGAATCTGCAGGTTCCACGGAACGTGGAGACCACACACGACTTCGGAGCGGAGTGGTATAATGTGGTCGACGACGTGTTTAACGCCTGTGCGCTTCGTAAGCGCGCGTGCCTGCAGGTAGATCGCAGCTATGTGTTTTTTCTGCTCGGGGCTCAGCCATTTAGGCGCCGCTTCTCTGGCTCTTCTCTTCCATGCGTTTGCAGATGCCTGTGCGAGCTCCGGGTTCTTTAGTTTCCAAGTTTTCCTTGCGCTACGCCGTTCTTCGACACTGCGGCCATTAGCACGGGCTTTTACCAGCTCGCGGTTCTGTTCGTAGTACCTACGCCCTGCTGCTTTTGCGGCGTCGGATTTAGGCTTCGATTTCCGACGCTCGTTATCTGCAGTCCAATCTTCTTTTACGCATTCGATACAGCCCCCTTTGGTTTTCCGCGGGGCTACATGTCCGCGCACGCATGGCTCTCCGGTGAAGTAGTGCGTTGCGCCGAGCGCTTTGGCCTCTTTTCTGGTTTTTGGGTAGTCCATATTTCCCTCCTGTGTTCGATACGGGTAACATAGGAGCTGGGTATGTTTCAGTCAAGGAAAAAGAAAAGGCCCGCCAAAGCGGGCCTTAACTACTTGATTTTGTTGGCTTATGCCCCAGGGCTGCCATAAATGGCCAGCGGGTCTGACACCCCAAACGAATAACGTTCGCGGGCTTTGTATCTCACGTTCCCTGTATCGAAGTCACCATCCATTGACTGGCTCAGGGCAATACGCACAAAGTGCTTCATGCCGTTGGGCACGTCGGTGGTCAGGAACCACGCGTCGTTGTCGGTCAGGTAGTGGTTGACGCTGTAGCCGCCGGGGATCGAACCATTGCTATTGATAGCGTTGATATCGTTATCAGCGGTGCCGACACGCAGTTCAGTTTGCAGCAAACGAGTTGCCACGAACATCAGGCTTGGCGGGATGATCAACTTGCGAGGACGGGCTGCGATCAGCAGGCCGCGTTCGTCTTTGTAAGCTGCGATGTCGATGACAGCTTGTTCCAACGAGGTCTCGTTCAAGTCGGCGGCAGTGGTTGGGCGGTTTGCGTTCGTGCCACCAGCAACAGTTGGGTGCGCCGAGTTTAGCAAGGTTACGCCATCACCAGACAGGAACGTGGTGAAGCCTGCGTTCAGCAGCGAAGCTGCCTTAACTTGCTTCGTGTAGGCCATGGCACGAGCCAATGCCTTGGTGTAGCGAGCCGACAGCGAGTCGTACAGGTTATCTTCCATAGCTTCTTCGGTGATCGAGAAGCCCATGGCCACCGTCTCGTGGTTATAACGAGCAGTGAACGATTCCTGTGCGTTGTCAAACGTGATGGCCGAGCCTTCAGGTTTAACTGGAGCTGCGCCGAAGCCGCTCAACTTGACTTCTTCTTCGAACGAACGTTCGGAGGTTTCGGTCTCGTAGATGTCGACGTGCTCGTTTTCGTATTTGGCGTACTCAAGACCAAACAGGGCGTTCAAGCCCGGCAGAAGTTCTTTGAGTGCCTGTGCGCGTGAAATAGCCATGTGCTAGCCCTCCTTATACGCCTACAGCAGCGGTAAGCTGCGTGTAGTTGAGTTTCACGACCAACAGCGGGAATGCAGTGCCGGGCTCGTCACCGCGTGGGCCACCGACGTAGTCGATAATGCGCAGCGGTAGGTTTGCGTCGGTGCCGATAGTGGACGCATCGAGCGCAACGCGCGAAGCCTTGAACGTGGTGTTCACCGCGCCCTGAACAATTGCGGCGTTCTTACCGTAAATGTCGTAGGAGTTGGTGATGGCCTCATCAGCCATTACAACGTACAGAGCCTGTGGGTCATCAACGACGTACGCCAGAGCGTCAGAAGCCACAGTGCCCGTGGGCCACATGTTGCTGAACGTGATCTGGTTGGTCGATGGGTCGGTGTAGGTGCAACCTACGAACACGCCCAGCATTGCGATATCGGTCGAAGTGTCGCCCGTACCAGTTTGCTTGGTAATCGTGGTCGAAGTGCCGTTGTCAACTAGGTTGACGATGTCTCCAGCAGCGATATTGACGGCCAAGCCCGACGCGATGGGGTACTGGCGGAAAACCTCCAGAGAACCATTGTCGAGACGGCCAGTCAGACGCAGACCGAAGGGGGCGTTTACGGTACCCATTGGGTATCTCCTTCATCTACAGTTTTGTTACCGGTAAGATCACTTACCGAATGAGGTCTTACTAGTACGCTCCGGCCGAAGCAGGGGCATACGTGAGTCAGATTCTCGCATGAGGTTACGGTCAACAGAGTCGATCTGGTTTTGAGCGATCTCAAGTTGCCCTTCAACCCGTGCATCTACGTCTTCCGACGACGAGGCACACAGCAAAAGTCCACCCACTTCGACGTTGCCTGCGAATCGCGAGTCAACGTCAGACATAATTTGCAGCTCAGGATAGTCAGCGGACTTAACCGGTGTATAGCCCTCGCGGAACCTTGCAGAGACATTGGTCATGTCTGCGTTACCCAGTGTAGCTGTGCGAATCCAGCGGAAGCTAAGTCCATTGCGGGGTTCGGGGGTAGGCAGCATAGACTGTCGCTTCCACGTTTTTTTGCGGGAGCCCGTCACTTCGCGGGTCTCGAGGGTTCGTGGTGTCCGGTCAGCCATTTTGCATATCCTTCAGTTTTTGCGCCGCATATTTCTCAATCGGTACACCTAGGCGCTTGGCGAGAGCGACTTCGGTTGAGGTTAGCACGACCTTGCGTGGTGCTTTTGTGCTGCGAGCAGCGGGGGCGACCACGGGGCCAGTCTGACGGCGAGGTGCTTTTTCCTCAGTGATCCCGTCGTCAAACTTATCCGGAAACGTGCGGCGAACCGCTTCGTTAATCTTAGAGTAATACAAATCGCTCTTAGGATCAACTCCCTCTGCGACCAGATTCTCGTGCACACCCATGGCGTAACCCGTCATGGCCTTATCTTTCATAAACCACGGGTTTTCCTCGGCCCATTTCATGGCGCGATCATCGGGTTTAGGAATATTTGGGGCTGCCTTCGGAGCCTCAGTCGGAGCCGTAGGGCGTGGCTTGTAGTTGGAGATACGCTCGGACTGATTTTGCAGCTCAATCAGCTTTTCCTGTGCTGCAAGTACGGCATCAGCGTCGCCACTCTCGTATGCGGCTTTGTAGGCAACACGTGTGGCGGCGAGTTCGCTATCCACGCGGGCCTTTGACTGAGAAATAAATGCTGTTTCCCCTTCAGCGTATGCCTTACGAAGCTCTTCGTTCTCCTTACGGATTTTTTCCGCATAAGAGATAGCTTCCTCGCGTAGTCGTACAGCGTCTTCTTTGGCCCGGCGCTCATTGTGCTGGTCAAACTTCAGCTTACTGATTCGCTTTTTGACGCTCTCGGAATAGCCCTCGAGGTCTTCGTCATCGGCGCCATCTTGGGTTTCCGTTTTGTCGGGTGCCTTGGGCTTACCCCGGTCTCGTTCCGGAGTATCGTCTTGGATTTCGATCTGTAGCTCGTTGTTGTCGTCCAAATCGACTTCAATCTCGTTATCTTGCGCGCTCATGCCGTGATCTCCCAGTCTTCGGCCAACATATCCGTCTGGCTAGCCAGCCACGGGACGCAGTCGTCCTGTGCAGTTTTCATATAGATGTATGGAAGGGTCATCCTGCTATGCGCATCTGGGCGTTGAAGCTCCAACCACATACCTTTACCGTTCCATCCAGTGCGCGAAACGCGCGTGCCCTCTTTGAGGGCGCTGATTGCGTCACCAAAGTTCATGCTCGGCTGTACCCCCGTGGGTCTTCGACAACAGCTTCAACTGTGTCGTCATTGATAAGGCGGAACTCCTTACCCAGCACTTTGAACCGTGTGCCGGAGTAGGAACGGAAAATCACGAAGTCACCCTCTTTGCACCAAGGGCCGTTCGGGAATTTGTTGACGTCGCCGTAGGCTTCTGGGCCCGCTTTGACAACAAATCCAACAATGGATGCTGTCTCCTCGGCCTTCTTGAGCTGCTCGGGCATAAAAACGCCACCCTCGGTCTTCTCGTTGACTTCTGGGATGGCGATAAGGAGGCGATATCCTGACGGCAATGGTAGCCGCGCTTTTAGGTCTTCGTCCTCGATTTTGTTTGCTGCGTACATATTATCTCCTGCAGTGATTCAGGCTCACAGTGCCTTGCACGGACTATCCGTGTTAGTGGGACTACTACCTTATATAGTGTCAGTTCGCAATAAATCTTTCCTCTAGGTACTTTATGTCACCTTCTACGCGGTCGTATGCGGAATACTCACCTACAAGTTTGCAGTATTCCTCGAAAGATGCCGCCCCGCCCCCTGCGAGGGTGTCCCGAATAACGTCTTTTTTCGAGCGGATATCCCGTAGGAGTAGGGCAAATATCGTATCTTCCATCAGTTACCACCCGGAGTAATGTTGCGCTGCTGTAGGACTTGCGCCGCTTGGATTGCCAGACGCCCGCCGTCTACCTGAGCCTTTGTATTGGCGGACACTGCGTCTGTGGCCAGCTTAGCCATTGTGTTTGCGGCCGCGCGGTCGTTCTCGCTCTCGACGCGCTCCTGCTGGATGTACAAGTTACCGGCGCTCGTGGCTGCGCTGATCTCCAGCTTCTTAGTGTCGAGTCCGATCTTGTGATCCAGCTCACGCTCTTTCAGCTCGAGCTCCTTCATCTGGATGATCGTCAGCGGGTCTTGCGCCTGCTGCTCTGCCTGCTGCTGTGCGGCTTCGGCTTGGTTCTTGTTGAACAGCTTTGCTGCGGCCTGCGCGACGACACGAGACAACTGAACCTCGACGTCCTCTGGAAGCTGCTCACCCTCTGCCGGCAGCGGTACGCCCAACTGCATCTCAATCTCTTTGCGGTACTGATAGGCAAGGTGCTCGGTGACGTGGGCCATGGCGGCTGACTGGATTGCCTCTGCAAACGGCGACTGCCCAACCATCTGAGAAATCTTGGGGTCTTGCAGTGCGGCCATGTGCGTAGCGATGTGCGCCTCATGGTCTTGGTACAAGAACGCCTTGACCGGTGTTTGCTGCAGCAGTGCCATATTTTCTGCGACAGGATCGGAAGGTTTGATATCCCCGGGCAGTTTGATGATCTCGGACGCGTCTTGGATACCAAGAACACCCAGCATCTGCTGGTGCAGTCTACCCATATCGTAGAGCTGTGGGGCTTGTTGTGCCAACTGCAGGGCGGCTTGATACTGCATAATCCGCTGAGCCATGGTCGCGGCGTTAGGATCGGAGACAGGAATCACGTCCACGCGGCCATCAAAGTCGTCGATACGGCTGAAGTCGCCCTCTACCTCGTAGGCATATTCCGCGGGCATGTAGTCGTGGATAATCCGCGACAGGATGCGCAGCTCCTGCTTCATCGCCGCATGCAGGCGTGCCTGCACACCGGACATAACTTTAAGGCTGCGCTCGAGCAGAGCCAGCGTCGTTCCAACTGGGGCGTTTGCGCTCATATCGCCAACTTGGATGTCGGCCACGGAACCGATGCGACGACCTTCCTCAACCACGTTGCCAAGAAGCTGGTACAGCACACCCGATGGTTCCTTGTACGGCATCGGGAACAAGCTATCTCGTAACGTACCGCCCGTAACGTCAGCATCGCGCCACTCGCCGGGCATAATCGGAGTGTTGTCACCCTTAATACGCAGGCTGCGAGACTTCAGACCAGCAGGCAAGTTAGACAGTGTGCCCGCGTCGATCAGCTGACGCATGATTGATGTAGCAGACTTAGCCAATCCACCGATCAGGTGGATCAAGCCCGTGCCGTAGAAGCCCATGCCCGGCAGGTATGGATAGTGAGTGAAGTGCATAAGCTTGCGCTTCTTGGTGTCTTCTTCCTTCCAGTTCCGGCGGATCGACAGGATGGTCTTGGACGTCTTATCAATCGTAATCACATATGGGCGTGCTACCCCATCTTTATCGTCAAATGGTTCCGGTAGGTCGATGTCGACGTGCATCTCAAGCAGCGTGCGCCGCGAGTCGTCATCGTATGGTACATCTTCGCCAGCCAGCTCGTTGTACTTTTCCTCGATGTCCGTCAGGTCTTTTTCTGGGTCAGGTAGATCGACGTCCCGGTAGAACTCGACCACCTGTAGCTCACGAACTTCGTTCTCCGTCTTCTTCATCACGTGCGTATATCGTGGGCAGATTCGCAAGTTTGACGCGCCGTAAGACACAACGAAGTCTTCGGCCGGAACAAAAATGGACGTGGGGCGCTCGTAGATCGGATCGTAGTATGTCTTCTTGAACGCAGAGCCGGCCAGCGGAAGGCGGAACAACATCTGCTCCAGCTCGTCGCGGTACTCGGACATCTCTTCTGTGATCAGGTAGTTCATCTCATCTTGGACGCGCTGGGCTTGCGCCGCCTTCTCTGGCGTCAGCTTACCCATGATCTTTGTGCGGACGGGCCCCGACGCGGGCATCAGCTCACCCATAGCCTGCGCTTGGAATCGCACAACGGCCTCGGTCAGCATTGGGTGATACACGCCAGATGCGCCGGGCCAAGGCTGGGTGCGATCCTCGATCTTAAGTCCAAGGAGGTCTAGACCCTTAGTATATGCGGATGCCCAGTCTTTACGGCTCTCACGGTCAGACAAGAATGAATCTATGAGATCACTGGCAATGCTCTCCAGCTCGTCTTCGTCAATGTGCTCAGCAAGGTTTGAGTCGTGCTCGACGGGAGATTCTCCCTCACCGTCATCTTCACCATCACCAAAGTCTACGGTGACTTCACCACTCTCGATGTCTACTTCGATTGTTGGGTCTTCATCTGTGGCGATGATCATCTCCACATCAGGCTCATCCTGTGGGCCCATATCAAACGGAGTCATTACTTTTTCAATGGCCATGGCCTATCCCCTACGAGGTTTGGCTTAGTATAGCACTAAATCACGGCAATAATAGGGGGGAGTTGCAGGCGACACAGGGAGGAGATGTCGCCTGCGTTCCCGACGGAAGGGAGACGCACCGTCGGTAACTAGGAAGGTCTACGACCACCACTTTTTGAGGTGCCCGTAGGTACAAAACGAGGGCCAGTCGTTGTTGACTGTGGTGCATACGGAGTAACTCGGCCGCTTTTGCTCACGCCAGTAACCTTGGGGGCAGGCGCGGTTGGACTTCCAGCAGGGCCTCTTGCAGCTGGTACTCTAGGCATAATAGGAGCATTTTGTGCAGTGATTCTGCGTGGTGCCGCAGGGGTAGCTGGTGCTGCCGGGCGCGCTTTGGCTTTAGGTTTTGCTGGTGCCGCAGCTGGGGCGGACTTGAAATTAAAATCGCGGGTCTTTGTAGGGTTGCCCTTACCGTCCTTGATAATCTTACCGTTTTTGTCCTTAGCGGAGACCCAAACGAAGTCTACACCTTCCTTGTATTCCCGTGCCATACCGGCCTCCTATGTGTTGCTGCAACTATAGTACAAAAAAATCTTAGTAGTAGTCAACCTTCCGTCTATAGGGTATCTCTTCGTCGCGCTCATCCGTCGGCAGCCGTATGAATCCCCCTTGGCGGAACCGCATCAGTGCCATGATCGTGGTATCGACTTGGTCGTCGTTTGACGCGAACGGGAATCCCGCTACTTCCTCGACCAGCTCCTCGGCCCAGCGCTTTGCCGGAATCCACACGAGCCCCGACGAGATTATGTCTGACACGGAGTTGAGGCGTGCCATCTTACTGTTCGGGTTGTTTATCGAACCGCGGACAGGTGTGTACTCCTGCACCATAACCCCAGCACGCCGCATTTCTTGGTAGAGTGCCGTACCGGAGCTCTTCTTCTCGACGATGAACGCATCGGGCTCCCACTCCTTGTACTCTTCCATCGACATGGCTTTGAGCTCTGGAAACTCCATGCGCTGCTTGATGGCGTTGAGCAGGATGATCTGGTGCATATCCTCCTCGTGATTGAAGAACACGCCCCACGTCGTCAGCGATGTAAAGTCAGCTCGGTTGTTTGCTTCGGCTGCGGCGTCCAGTGCCATTATGAGATACTCTACAGCTGGCGGGTCATCGTCTGGCCATATTCTCCACCAGTCGCGCTTGATTATCGCCGCCTCTTCACCTGTGGGATTCTGCTGATACTGTGCGTTCCACTGGAACACGGGCATGCTGGCCTTTGTGCGCAGCAGAGCAGTTAGATCGAAGAACTCCGGCCAGAGGGCCCTCTGCACAATCTCGCCCGTGTCCTTGTCCTCTACCTCGAGGATGGCTGGGAACTCAATCACCTCGTACTGGTCAGAGTCCTCGTTGTTGGCCATGTCCTTGATGAGACGTCCTGTCAGGTCGTCAGAATGCCATCTGGTATTATGGCTAACTATAGCGTTGGCAATGAAGTTTTCAGTGTCTTCGACTTGTATATCGAATACCTCTTCCTCCCCATCAGAGGTTATGCTTATGATCTCTGAGGTACTGAATTGCCCTTTCAAGTATTTCTTCTGTTGCCCCGTATCCGACAATGAGGTTGCACGGGTTGCAAAGCAGCGCGCGAACGTTTGAAGAGTCATGGCAATGATCGACAGCCAGCTTCCCTTTCCAGTTAGGTGGGGTGTTGTCGGGCCCCGGCGGACGACAACACCC